CAATTCCCAATGAAGTAATATATTGAATGACATCTGATGAATCATATCCTTTATAGAAATATGTAGTACAATCAGTAGAACAACTACAAGTGCCACCCTTTTTACCGCCACCTTCTGGTGCTGGTCTAACCCAATCAACTGCTGTTCCAGTAGGAATAAAACAACCATTACGATACGTACCTTTAAGTTGATGACCTCCAATATTAGTAGATATTGAACAACTAGAATTAGCCACAAAACCCTTTTTACTCACATTTTGCATTGCAAGTATATCTTCTTTAGGAACTTCAATGAAATCTGTCCAGTTAATATCAGAACGAGCAAAACTACAAGTATTGCTATAACAACCAGCAATTTGTTGGTCATTATCTTCCATATAATAAGTATGGTTTTTAGCTAACCAAGTAAATTGTGAATTTGAACGTTGACCACACCAATAAGAATATCCATCAGTTACCCAACCAGTTTGAGGCAAATATACGCTCATATTTAACCAGTTTGAACCAAACATACAGAATGGTACACCATTAACAGCACTACTACAAGTTATACCATTAGGACATAATCCATAATAACTATTTCCAGTAAAACTATAATCGCTTGTTAAAATAAGACCTGCATTATAATTTGCTTTACAATGACATCCTAAATTAGGATAATCACCACCACCAAATCCACAAGTATTATTTGTACATTTTATAATATTTTCACCCCAATCATTAAAAACGATTGAATGAAACTTAGAAAGACTATATATACACCCACCACAAAAATTATAATATTGTGATCTCCATTTATCACTATCTTCAGCACCACCAGATAGATTTTCGAATCTAAATGTATGAGAACAATAGGGTTTACCACCACTATAACAAACATCTGCTTTTTGTGGAAATTTCAATATTTGTCTAAGTGGTTTTAATTGGGTTTTATCACCACTTGATGTCCAATTTAAATTAAGAGTATCTTCTGTTATTTCAAGAGTCATAAAACCTTTGAACTTAGTAAATAAACCACCAGCATAATCATCATCAACTGGTGTTTGTGTACCATCTTCATTGGTTATTACCTTATCTCTATTACAACTAACAATAACAACAAAATCACCACCCTTTTTATATACTGAGTATTCTGATGGGTCTAATAATAACATTTCATCAATAGCTGCATTTCTTGTTGCAAGGTCACTAGAATTAATTCTATCATCGCTAATTGATGGTGGATAATAATATATTTTTTCGGTTACCTTGGCTGCTCTTTTATTAATCATCCCAACATCTTCCCACGCACCATCATTATATATTTCATATGCACGAAAATTTTGGTCTTTAGCACCACCTTTACCCCACATTTTCTTATCCCCATCAGTAAAAACACTACCAAATATGGTAAAGGTATTAGTAAGAACCGAACGTATTCTAAAGTCTTGACGGGTAATACCTATTTCAAAATTCTCAGCATCACCCCAAAATGGTCTAATATCAACAGTTATTTCTTGAGTTTCTATGTGTGGTAAATCATTTAAATCATTACTACCTTTAATTTTACTATTATTATCAGTAAAAAAGTTTGGAGAATAACCTAAATTAGTTACCATTGCAGCAGGTGTCATACTATATTCACCAATATCAGTAATATCAACACTTAAATGAATCATTTGTGTTCCAATTGGTAAACCAAATATCATATAATCACCACTTTGATTAGTAAGTGCAGTATATTTATAATATTTCTTATAAACAGCTAGGAATGGTGGATTACTTACAATTTCTTCTTTAATAGGAAAACTACCAAATGGTTGTTTTGGTGTAAGAAGATTAGTTTCAGTATTTATCTGTGAAACACGTGGTAAAAGATTATATCTCTTACCATCCTTATTTTTATCTCTAGGTGTTTTATATGGATAAACACTATAAATATCACTATTTTCAGCATCTTCATCAGTAAGAGGAATAAAAACACTAATTCTAGCATTTGGGATACCAATAGCACCATTGGCTATGACCCTACCTACCAATACACCATAATCCGAATTAAAATCCTGATAAACATCAGCAGTTCCAAGTTTCATAGACATGAACTCAAGTGTTTCAACTTCTTGTTCAAGTTTTATTGTAATATATTTATCTTGATTTTGATTTCCAGTGTCACCAGTACTGAAATAAATTCGTTGTGATTTATTCATATTTAAAACATTTCCTATAAATACTAATATGATAAAAACTCAACGTTTATTAATTTTTCATATTTTTTTAAAAAAATTTTTTGATAAATTGAGTCGAATTTCGTTCCAAAATTTTATTATTTTTCTAAATTGAATCAAATTTAAATCAAAAATCAATAAATTTAACTTTATTGATTAAAGTGGTGGTGCTATAATAATTACACAAAAACACCTTTTCGATATTTTTTAAGTATTTATTGAAAAGAATAGGCAATGCCTAATCAGAAAAATAATAAAAACATAAATAAATAAATAACATGGCAAACGATTTTGTATTTACCTCACCGGGTGTGAAATTTAAAGAACGTGACTTGACTTATGTAACACGTAACGTGGGAATTACCACTTTGGGGTTAGCTGGCGAAACCTTAAAAGGTCCCGCCTTCGAACCAATCTTCATACAAGACCAAACACAATTCTTCGATAGATTTGGTGGGCAAAGCACCCAAAGATTTCCAGATGGAAATCTTCAATATCAATTACCTTATGTTGCAAATGCATTTCTTGAAGAAGCACAACAACTTTGGGTGACTAGAGTTCTTGGTCTTAGTGGATATCAAGCAGGTGCTGCTTGGAACATAACATTAGATGCTGGAGTTGATTTAACTCAAACAGGTGTTACGTCATCTGGTGTTCCTTTTACTTCAGGTTTTACTGATAATAGTTTCTTAGGTGTTAGTTTAAGTAGTATTGGTGATAGCGGAACATATTCAAGTGGATGGGTTAAAAGCGGAACTGGTCTTACTATGACAATAAAATATTTTGTGGTAACTAATTATACTGGTGCAACTCAAAGTGGTGTGGTTTCAGGTAATACTACTATCATTGAAGGTCCTGAATTAGCTGAATACCAAAACATGGTATTGGCTGTTATTAGAAGTAGAGGTGATTCAAGAACCCTTGTTGATTCTGTTCCAGAAACTGAATTTACTACTGATTACCTTAAAATAACTGGTAATACAACAATCGATGCTATATTAAATCCTACTGGTGATGTATATGGTCAATTTGCATTAGTTGCAGAAAACATCGATGCTGATATTGCAACATATAAAGTATCATTAAATCCTAACGATAGTAGTTTCTTACCAAATGTTATTGGATATGCTCCAAAAGACAAATTAACAATGATTTGGGTACAATCTATTTATCCTGACCTTATTAAGAAACTTGATGAAGACGGAATTGCTTACGGTATTAATACTCAAATGATTACCGGTGGTACTGCTCAAGGTACTGATATTTTTGCTGATTACAAAACAACTTTCCAAACACCTGAAACACCTTGGGTTGTGTCTCAATTAAAAGGTAATAGTGTTGACAGATTGTTTAAATTAATTAGTATTTCTGATGGTAATTCAGCAAACGAAGAAATTAAAATTACAATTGCAAATATTGACCCATATACTGGAGAATTTGATGTAGTAATTCGTAATTTTTACGATACTGATGCAAATCCAAGCGTATTAGAGACATATACAAAATGTACTATGATAAAGGGTCAATCAAGTTATGTTGGTCAACGTATTGGTACAAGTGATGGTGAATATACTCTATTAAGTAAGTATGTTATGGCTGAAATGGCTGACGACATACCTCTTGATGTATTCCCAGCAGGTTTTGAAGGAATTATTCAAAATAATTATACTTCAGCAGTTACTGAGGATACTGTAACAGAAGGTATTCCACCAAAAATTTTCTATAAAACTAGTTATTTAGAAACAGATAAAATAAATAAAACATATCTTGGTATTTCTGAGACAGCATATACAAATGATGGAATAAACCAAGACTTTTATGATTTTATAAACTATTATAGTGGTCAAGCAGCAAGTGGTTTTACTAAGTCAAATGGTTTCCATATGGACTCTGGTGCAACTGGTGTTGATTATGGTGCTAATGGTGAATTTGATGGTGGTGCAGGAAGTTTCAAATCATACAACGATACTGATGACCCAACAAATCCATATTACAGTATAAAAACAAGAAAATTTACTTTCGTTCCTACTGGTGGTTTTGATGGTTGGGATGTAAATAGAAGGTCTCGTTCTTATGGTGATGGTTATGTGCAAGGTGGCAGACAGAGTGGTCTTCCGGGTCAACCATTAGTTGTTCCAGATAATGACTTCCAAGCATGGGAAATGGCGATTGATACTTTTAGCAATCCTGAACAAGTAACAATTAATCTTTTTGCAACCCCGGGTATAAATTGGGCATACCAAACAACACTGGTTCAGAATACAATTGATATGATTGAACAACAAAGAACCGATAGTTTATATATAATTGACTCACCAGAATTAGCTGGTAGTATTACTCCAACTGTTGGTGGAAGTGGTAAAGAAGATGTTGAGGTTGCAACACAAATCACTAATTTATTAGATGATTCTGCAATTGATAGTAGTTATGGGTGTACTTACTTCCCTTGGATTCAAATGCGTGATTCTCAAAACAACGTGAATATTTATATTCCACCAACAGGTGAAGTTGTAAGAGCAATGGCATTTACTGATAATGTAAAATTCCCTTGGTTTGCACCTGCTGGTTTAACCCGTGGTGTAACTAATGCAAGAAAATCAATGTATAAGTTATCACTGGAAGCACGTGATATTCTTTATGAAGGTAGAATTAATCCACTAGCTGATTTTGCTGATGCAGGAACTGCAATTTTTGGACAAAAAACTCTTCAGGTTAAATTAAGTGCTCTTGATAGAATTAATGTTCGTAGATTATTACTTCAAATTAAAGTTCTTATTGCTAACATTGCAATCAGACTTGTATTCGAACAAAATGACCAAGCAACAATTGATGAATTTTTAAATAAAGTAAATCCAATTCTTGATAGTATTAAAAGAGAAAGAGGTTTAACTGACTTTAGAGTTAAAATGGATAATAGTAATAATACTCCTGAAACTCAAGATAGAAACGAATTATTTGGTGAAATATTCTTAAAACCAACACGTTCTCTTGAATTCATTGGAATTACTTTCACAATTACTCCATCTGGTGCATCATTTGATGATGTTGGTGGTTAATATTAATGAAAAATTGATGAAAAAGACCCGCAAATTGCGGGTCTTTTTCATCTCTGAGTATTTATGTGAAAAATAATTATAAAATTATGGCAAATAAAAGAAAAGGAAGACTTATAAAAACAATATTAGGTCAAAGCAAAACCGAACAACCAATAACTGAAATTACAGAAGAAACCAAACCTCTTGAAGAATCTGATTTATCTGATTTACAGAGAGTTATGGATGCTGAATTACCTATTTATCCTGATGATAGGAAAATTGATGGAGAAAGGGAAGTTGAACCAGAATTAGAAGCTGAGATTAATGAGTTAATTGATGAAGATTATGATGATGAAGACGAAATTCCTGTAAGGACTATGGATAGTTTAAGTAAATCAGAATTAAGATGGTATCAGAGAACAGGAAAAATGCCAAAATAATTTTTCTTTATCTAATCTTTATGATTTTCAAATAACAGAGTATTTATTATTAAACGTAAATAATAAACAGAATTTAACAATCAAATAAAATGGCAGGAGAAACAATGATAAGAACAATGCCGTTCGAATACGAACCAAAGAGAATTAATAGATTCTTTGCAGTATTCGATACGACAACAGGGATTGAAACTTGGAAAGTTCAAAAATTCAAAAGACCTTCAATGAAAATCAATAGTGTCCCTATTCAATATATGAACGAACAGAATTATGTTGCAGGTAGATATACTTGGGATACAATGTCGGTAACATTTCTTGACCCAATCGGTCCGTCAACCTCACAACAACTTATGGAGTGGGTTCGTTTACATGCTGAATCACTTACAGGTCGTATGGGATATGCAGCAGGTTATAAGAAAGATATTACGTTGAAAGAACTCGACCCAACAGGTGTAGAGGTTTCTAAATTTTTCTTAGAACAATGTATGATAACCAGTATTGATTTTGGAGATAATGATTACGGGAATGATGAAATTTCGAACATTAGTTTGGAAATACAGCCGTGGCGATGTATTTTGAATTATTAATACTCAAAAATCAATTAATAACTTTATTAAAACCACACATATTCATTTTATGTGTGGTTTTTTATTTTAGTTTTAAGCTGCTAATTCAGCAATTCTCTTTTTCATAATTATATTAACATAATAACTTCTGTCTTTGGTTTCCATTATTTCATAATTATCATTATTATGACAAAACCAAACAATATATGATTTCCCTAGTTTAATTCCAGTATTTTTCTCGATAATCATTTTATACATCGCTAATTGTAATGAATATATTTCCAAATCACAGTCTTCCAACATAAATAATTCATTGTGAAAGTGTCTGGACTTCATTTCTTTGGTAAAAGCTTTATTTGTTTTATAGTCCCAGATTTGAAACTCACCAGCTCTAATATTATAAAAGAGAATATCGAACATTCCACCAATTAACGACTCTCTATCGTATATTATTGCCTCAGTTCGTATCGGAATTAATTTCCCCTGAACATCAGAATGGAATTTATCAACATGTTTTTTAGTAATTTCGTATTCTAGTAGTACGGGGTCAAACCCAAATTCGTCAAGAATCCATTGTTTGGGGTAAGGAAAATTTTTATTTAAGAAAAGTCGTTCAGCATAATCGTGGATGGCTGAACCTTTCATCGTTCCCTTTTTATTTATAAATTCCCATGCACGCAATACTTCTCGCTGAGTAAGACCATATTCTTCGCTTTTATATTTTGACCAATAATCTTCTTGAAATTCTTCTTGATAACGATGTATCAAAGTAGTAACACTTATTAATGGTTTATCATCCAGATAATACTTATGTGGTTCATCGTGAAATACAACATCATTAAATGTGGTAAAAAATTTATTTGGGACTTCAATATTCATTATGACAAAGATATAAAAAATTAGTTTGTCACAACATTTTTTTGTAAGATTGCTTCGAGTTGTAATTCTTCAAGTTTTTTAATTACAGCGTTCTTATCAGCAGCGATTCCAGAATATCCGTGTACGTGACCAAGTAATGCTTGTCTAAATACTTCTAATGCCTCAATTAAGATGTCTGCACGGCTTATTGGATGTCCTTCGGCAAATACCCTCACCCTATCCTCTGAATTGATTCTAGCAGCCTTAAATTTAGGATTACCATCATGTGTAATTAAACCAATTTTATTACTTAGAACAATTGTATTACTATAATAATTTTCATTATTACCATCAAATGGTTCATAAACCATGCTTATGTGCGCAGGATTCTTAGTGTTGAACTTTAACGGCTCATCATTTTCATGTTTTCCCACTCTTAGATGTAATTCATTAACTCTAAGTATAATATCAGTATTTACTTTACCAACAATAGCAACATCTTCTTTTGTGGGATATACACCATCAGCATCAGGATAAGTACTTGGTGCTTTAAGGGGTTTAGTCATACTAAGATTTGTTGTCGAAAGAGCACTAAATCTTGAATCGAATCCTATTTTTTGAGGTTGTGAAATGACAGGTCCTAACCAAAAACGGCTTCTTTCTGGAAATTTATTATCTTCAATAAAAATCCTGACCATTTCACCAAGTTGTGGATAAATATGGAAAAATTTAGGTTGTAATGGATAACAATCAGGTAAATCACTATCACTAGTTTTATTATCAAGTTCAGGTATTCTTACTTTAATAATTCCACCATCGGTTTCATCATCAATATCAATAACTTCTCCATAAAAAATTGTTCTATTTCTAACAATACCTGCTTGTTCTTTTTTGTAAGCATTACTGGTTTGTATAATTGGTTTGTCGTATCCCATTACCCATTTAATTTTTCAATAATATCCACATAATTTTTTTCTAATTCTTGTAATTTTTGAGCTTTCATATTGAGTGTATTTTCAAGTTCTTCAATTTCGAAAGTAATATTTACAATATCTTTTTTCAAAATTTCATGTTCAGTACAAATATCATTACTTAATTTAAGTAACTGAGTTGGAGAATATTTATTTAGGTTTTCCATTTCTTATTTCTTCAATTATTTTATAATTAAGAGGATATTCACAATCCTTTTTGAATTTCTCTAAAAATTTATCAATTAGTTCCTTATTGCATGACTCCATAGCCTTTTGAAAAAATTATTGTTGAACCGAATACTGAAACAGGTCCTGTTGGAGATATACCTGCTGCTGTCAGAGTAATCCCGGGTGGTATCGCTACAGAAATAAGAGCATCTTCTTGAAGTGCTTTAACTATTTCTTCAATTCTTATTCTTTCCATCATTTCATCTGGACTAATTGCTCCAGATGGTAATGCACCCACAGGTAATCCTGCTTCAGATTTTCTGGCAATAATTTTTGATGCAATTTTAGTTGGTGACAATCCAGAACGCATAGGTACACCAACTAACATAAGTGGTGTGGGTACGGGTGGGGGACCGCCAATTGACGAGAGATTTAATATCTTATTAAATCCACCAATAATTGCATCAATACTATTAAAATCAATTGCCATTTTATTTTACTTCTTTTAGTTTTTGAATACTAATCCATTTCCAATAAATAGTCTGGTCATAGCTCTTCTAAAACCGTTTGGTTTTATTGTTGTAGCAAGCTGAGTACCGTCAGTCGTCCCATCCATAAGATAAACACCAACGAATTGTTTGTTAAATTTTTGGTCAACTATCATTTTTCATATAAATTTATTTGCACCAGTTAGACTTTTAATTATTCCAACGAATTGATTTATTTTTTCTTTAAGTACTCTTATTATTACTGGTTTTAATAATTTGATTAAATACGCAACAGCCAATGCGAAAATAAATGCAGCAACAAGTCTCATTATTTCTTTTGCCATACATTGAATACAGGTCTTAAAATTTTTCATGTCCTCTTTAGGGTCACTAATTAATACTGTTCCATTATTCTCTAATGAACTCATCATTGCCATTAGGACACGTATTTGTGGTGCTGTTGTTACGGCTTCCAGTAGTTTTATTGTTAAAATATTGATAATTTTTTGGAAAAAACCATCCTTAATTGTTTCCTTATTCTTTTCAGTTGCATCATTACTACTACTTTTTTCAATTGTTCCTTCAAATTGGTCAGCAACAAAGAATGGGTCTGTTGACCCAGATATTGATTTTACCATACTATCCAAATCATTGAAATCTAGTTCTGCATCAATCAATCCACAACCTAAATCATATCTTACTAAACCAGCAGATAATTGTCGTGCTTTTTCAAGTATTGCATCATAATCTTCTGGTAATATTTCAAAACTATTGTTATTATTAAGTACTTGTTCTAATAATAAACCAACTTCTAATTCTTTTTGATTCTGACTAACACTTTTATTTTGTTTCTTTGAAAGTGTACCATAGAAAGAATCCATTACTTGACTAGTAATTGCTTTTTTATTTATAAGTTCAGCATTATCAATATAATTTTCAAAATAAGTACCAATTTTTACATTAGTATTTGGAATTACTTGTAATTTATCGGTCGAGTCATTATATTTCAACGTCATATTGCTATAAGGCACACTTGTTCCAGCATTCGAAATAGCATTATATGTTGCTGAATCAAAATTTTCTTCTTCAGTATTATATAATAATCCACCATCTTCTGAGTTTGGGTCAACTTTTAGTTTAGCATTAATATCAATATCTTTTACTAGAACATTAATTCCTTGAGAACGAAAAGTTAATGACATATAATCATCAGAATTGCTTTGAATAAATTGTTTTTTCAAAACAGTCTTTAAACTAGGTTCGACTTCACTAATTAATTTGGTGAACAAACTACCGATAGTTTCTTTCAATGCTACAGTACCAGCAACAGTTTTCATTACGTCTAATAAAAATGGAACAATATCCTTTTTATTATTTACTGATGGAAATAAGTCTGTTTGTAGTGGTTTTTTACCTTCTTCCATTAAGGAAGTATATGAACCAATAGTTGTAAAGACATTTCTTTTATTATCGGCTAAACTCATTATTCTCCTTCTTTTTCGAAATTATTGGCAGCAATATCCAACAATTCACTTTGTCTTGCTGAAGACATTTCATTTCTTTCATCAGAATCAACACTAGGAACAGTACCATCAATTTTCTTATCAAAAACAACTTCTTTCAAATACTTTAGAATCATTATTTTCTGTTCCTGATTTTTAGCTTGAGCACCAATTAATTTAATTACTTGGTCACCAATTGCTTGAATCTCTCCCGATTCTTTGATTTTAACTTCCCACTTATTGAATAATCTTGTTATTACAGCTTTATTATTATGACTCTCATCATATATTTCCTGAAGAAGCTTATTAACACTTTCTTCATTAAATTTTAATTGTTTTCTTTTTGGTCTAGCCATGATATATATAGTTTTAGTACATATAAATACTAGTAATATAAATTATTAATCATTTAAATAATCCAGTTTTTCAATAAAATAAATTTCTTTAAATGGTTTAATTCCTATTCTTATTTCTTTAGTACTCAATCCTGTTTGTTCTTTCAAATACAATAAAATTTTGTTTTTGGCGAATTTATTTGTCACCCTTTTATTATATTTCCCCTCTGGACTATCTTCCATGAACAATATTTGCCAATTTTTTAACACATTTGCAATTGCATCCCCAACTATTATTTCATTTTTTTTAATTGTTGGGTCGTTATCAATTTTGTCTTCAATTTTTTTAATAACACCATTAATTAATAATTCGAGTTGTTGCTGATGTTCGTTTTCTATTTCATATGAATATTCAACATTTTCATTAATTTCATCAACATAATCATCAAAACTCAGATTTATTTTCTTCTCAATATAACTCTTTCTACTATGGTCTTTATAATAATTCCTAATTATTGTCTGACAATAACTATATGCTTTAGAATAAAATAATCTATAATCATATTCTTTATCATTTTCCAAAGATTTCAATTTTTTTAAAGCATCTTCAATAAAAATAAATCTAAAATTATCACCTAATTTATTCCATTTAGTATCACCTGAGTTGTGTTTTTGACGTTCAATAATAAATGGTCTATATTTTATCATATGATCAATTAAATGAGTCATTGCATTGGATTCTACTTCAGTAATATCGTAATTTCCTATATGTATAGGATATCTACGTAATATTGCTTCACGCATTTTTCGAAAGGGTTCAATAAGTATTTCATTATAAAGTCTATTTTTTTCTTCCAGCGAATTAGAAAGAATATATTTTATAACTGCTTGTTCTTCCCTTTCTGCAAAATACGGTTCTTTTGGTTCAATATCTGCCATTATTATATAGTTATTAATTGACCACTTTTAATAGTTTTGATAGGTCAATCGGTCTATCATTAGTAAAATTTGATTCCTTACTCGCTGTTTCAAACCAAAATTTTCTTTCATCAATAGTCATATTTTTCATATATCCATCGAATAAACTACCTTCACGTGTAGCAAGATGTTTATAACCAATTTTTGGAATACTGAAGATTTTCGAAGCATTATTTAATGCTCTGAGCAAATATTCGTACATGAATGTCAATTTAATATTGTGTTTATAACCACCAAGATTCTGGAAATCAGATTTCTTTATGACAGCACCACTCATTTTAAAATCAGTATATTGTTTTAATGCATTTACATTCAAATAACCCATTTCACCGTTTTCACCAACAAATTGTTGTGCCCATACAGTTTCATTAGTTAATTTAATACCTTCATTTTTATTATTAACTTCAATCATCATTGTTAGAAAAACATCTATTTCTGGATAGCTTTCAAGATAAATTGTCGCATTCTTAAAATAAGTATCTGCATATTCATCATCAAATTCAAGTACCGAGAAATACTCGGTAGTTACCGATTCAATAGCAATATTTACCTGTGATTGGTAATCTGATTCATCACTATGATTAGGAATTAGATAAAAATTTTGAGATGTAACCCCGCTATTTTGGTGTTTGCGAATCATTGAATCTACTAATCCTTTCACATCGGCTTCAATTGCTGTAGGAAATACTATATTTATTTTTGGTATCTTATCTACACTTTTTTGTTTAATAACACTTTCAATTGCTTTGATAGCTAATAACGATAATTCATCATTATATTCGTGTATTGGTATTATTACTGATATATTCATTTTTATTTTTATTTAAGATTTCTTATTATTTTCAGCTTCAACTGGTTGTGGTGGTGTAATTGCTTTATTTAAAAAATTAATTCTTGCGTTAATAATGCTATCATAAATTTCATTCAATCTTATTTCACTTTCTTTTTGATTGAATCTAGCAACGATTTTATCCATATTTTCATAAAGTTCATCAGTAATTCCATCATCTAAGAATTTGATGAGAACTTCGCCAGTTAAAACTGGAAGGTCATAATAGTTTTCAGTCCATACTCCACCACCTTCAACAACCTTACTCACATTACCTTCTTCATCTCTTTCTACCATATATTCTGGCATAATATCTGGTCTTAAACAAATAGGAATAACTCCTGATTTCATACATTCAAGAGGGAAAGTACCAAACGATGCTATTCTATCAATCCAGATTGCAGCAAAATTACTTTGAAGTCTTTTAGCAAAATCAACACGTCTCATTGGTTGTGGTGGTTTACTTTTTGTTACCATTGGGTCAAATGTTACCCAACTATATTGAGGAAATTTACTGAAAAACAGTTTTACAAATTTCGAAATTTCATTAGCATTTCTACCAATAACTGAGATTATTGGTTTTTGTGGTAGTTTTGATTTTTCAAAATATTCAGGAATACCAATATTATAAACCATAATATTATATTTTCCAACACCATGATAATTTTCCACCCATTCTTTAAGTGTTTCTGAAGTTGTAATAATATCGTGGATTCCAAATGATGCCCAATTAGTACCCGGTATTAAAGAATTCATCATATAATCAACAGATTGTAATAATCCAACTCTTACGCATGGTAAATTTTTTGTTTGTTCCATTACATTAGTATATACTTCTGGAATTATCATCACGTCTTCAGGACCGACAACTATTTTTGGGTCTGACATAGCCATATGCTTATGGGCAGTAAGTTCCTCTTCAATCCATGTTGGTACAACATAATCGCCTTTTTCAACCATAACAATCACATCATATCCCATATTTTTTGCAACAGTTGCATGAAAATAAATTTCATATACACTTGCAACAGGACTTTGTGATTCAGGTACACAAAATAGAAACTTTGATTCCTTAGTTGCAATTTTATTAAGAGATAATTGAATTTTCTCAATCTTTTGTGCTTCAGCTTCTTCTGCTGATATTTTCAATTCTTCGCTCATCTTTATTTATTTTTATATTTAATTATTTTTTGGAAATCTTTATTTTCAATTAATTCACTAATTTTCATAATTTCTAATGAACCAGCTTTTATATTCTCATTATATGGTCGTTTCACTTTAACTATTTTCTTAAACCAAGGAGCACCAACATTCAATAATTCAGGGTCTGTTGTAATTAATATATCAACATATTTCCACATATCAACTGCATTATCAACGAAC